TATTGGTGGTTTCGCTGGTGATTTTGTCAAAGGACCAATCAATGAGCCAGTTCTTATTTCATCTGAAAAAGAACTCGCTGAAACATTCGGTACTCCTACCGTGAGAGGATCGAGATTTGTCACACCATACCTCATCGCTTCAAGCTTTCTAAAGTATGGAAATGCTCTTCAAGTTGTTCGTGCAAAACCGACTGGTGTCAAAAATGCTACAAGTGCTAATGATTATGGTAGCAGTGACAGCCAGGGCACATCAATTTCAACCGAGGATGAATACCTCACAAATGTCTCTGGATACGAAGATGGTGTTATTGCAAGAACACCCGGAGCATGGGGAAATAGTTTGAGAGTTGAGATCTATCATGCAGATAATAAAAATGATAGTGGTTCTCAATTTCTGTATAATGGTTTCTTTTCGAATGATCCTGGTACATCTACCTTTGCTGAAGCAAGAGATATCTACAATGATGAAATCAATATCATTGTGGTTGATAAAGGAGGTGATATCACCGGTACTCCTGGAACAGTCCTTGAAATCTTTGAGGGTCTTTCGATTCTGAGTGATGCCAAGAAGACTGACGGCACTTCAAACTATGCCGTAGATGTCATTCGCCGAGATTCAAAGTATATCTACCTGAATGAAAATGGTTTTCGAGGTGTGAATTCCATCTTCAAGGTGCTTGAAGGTAGCAGTGGATTCTTAGGTGATTCCGATAACTCTCAGTTATTTGATCTATTAGATTCTTCTGCCACTGCAACAGCATCTATTAACATTTTTGGAGTTACTGCGGCTGAACTCAAAGGAATCATCACCAATGATAATGACGTTACTGTTATTCGTTTGGATACAGATCCAGATACTGCCTTGCTTGATCTGGCATTTACTCTATCAGGTGGTAGTGATGGTACTGCTGCCCCCACAACAGCAGATATCTTAACCGCACTTGATCAATTAGCTGATGCAAATGTAATTGATATCAGTCTACTCTTTGCTCAAGGTTCGGGTACTGCTGCCGATAACACAACCATCGCAAATAAACTCATCTCTATTTGTGATGCTCGTAAGGACTGTTTGGCCTTCATTTCTCCTCCAACCAATGTACAAGCATCTAATGATGAGGTACAATCGGCAACAGCAGTGAAGACTTACTTCCAATCTACGGCTAACTTTGCCTCCACAAGTTATGCGGTATTTGACTCTTCACCTGTGTATATGTACAATAAATACACGGATGAATATGTCTATGTCCCCGCTTGTGGACATATTGCTGGTCTCTGTGCCCGAACAGATGACACGAATGATCCTTGGTTCTCTCCTGCTGGATATAATCGTGGACAGCTTCTACAGGTTGCAAAACTGAAGATCAATCCAACACAAGCCGAAAGAGATTTACTCTACAAGAATAGAATCAATCCAATCGTTTCATTCCCAGGACAGGGTATTGTATTATTCGGTGATAAGACGGCACAAGCAAAACCTTCTGCCTTTGATCGAATCAATGTTCGTAGATTGTTTATCGTTCTTGAGAAGGCAATCTCTACCGCAGCGAAATATCAATTGTTTGAGCTCAATGATGAATTCACACGTGCGATGTTCCGCAATATGACCGAACCATTCCTAAGGGATGTGAAAGGTCGGCGTGGTGTCACTGACTTCTTGGTTGTTTGTGATGAAACAAACAATACGTCAGAGGTCATTGATTCCAATAGGTTTGTTGCTGATATCTATATCAAACCTGCGCGCAGCATCAACTTCATCACACTGAACTTCATTGCTACTCGCTCTGGTGTTGAATTCAGTGAAATTGCTGGAGGTCAAGGTTAATCTATAAATAAGAGTAGGAACAACTATTATGGCTAATATCGACGACTTCAAAGCAAAACTCACCGGAGGTGGGGCACGTGCTAATTACTTCAAAGTTATCTGTAACTTCCCAGCCGGTATCAATGTGAATGGTGCTAATGAGATTGGTTCATTCTTGATCAAGAATGCATCATTACCCGCTAGCACCATTGGTATGTTTGAGATTCCCTTCCGGGGTCGCAAACTAAAATTGGCAGGTGACAGAACCTTTGATCAGTATTCTATTACTGTTCTCAACGATGTTGGATTCACTATTCGAAATGCTTTCGAGCGTTGGATGAATAGCATAAGTCAACATGTCAATAATGTCGGTCTTGATAATGCAAATGATTATCAATCAGATATTATTGTTCAACAGTTGAACAGAAATGAGGATATTCTTAAACAGTATACCCTTAGAGGTGCATTTCCAATCAACATCTCTGCGATTGAATTATCGGCTGAAGCCGCAGACACAATCGAAGAGTTTACGGTGGATTTGCAGTATCAGTATTGGACATCTGATACAACAACCTAATTAGACCAAAGCATTAGAGGTCCGATCCCTCTAATGCTTTATAAATATCATCATGGAATTATTTGGCTTCGAAATCACCAAAAAAATCAAGGGTTCTTCCAAAGAAAAACCCATACCCGCTCTGGTTCCAGAAAAGGACGAGGGTACAATTATCACCACTGCAGCCGGTGGATATTATGGTCAGTATATCGATACTGGTGGAGGACAAATAAAGAATGATAATGAACTCATTCGTAAGTATCGGTGGGCTGCTTCTCAACCAGAACTTGATATGGCAATCTCTGATATTGTCGATCAAGCAATAGCCAGTAATGAAACTAGTTCGCCGGTCTCTCTAATACTTGATGATCTTGATCAGCCTGATAAGGTTAAAGAAGAGATCATTGATCAGTTCAATCATGTCCTGAAACTTCTGAATTTCAATCAGAATTCGGTGGATATCTTTCGCGATTGGTATGTTGATGGGCGTCTGTATTATCACTTGATGATCGATCCAGACAATCCCAAATTAGGTATCAAAGAGGTTCGTAAGGTAGATCCCACAAAGATTCGTAAGATTAAAGAAGTTACTACAAAGTTGGATCGAAAGACAATGATTACTACTCAGGAGACAACCGCTGAGTATTTTGTATATGGTGAATTTGAGGGTAATGGAAGCACAACATCTGGGATTAAGGTTGATAAGAATGCCATTGTCTTTTGCCCTTCTGGCCTATATGATGAGACCGGTGAATTTGTGATTTCATATCTTCATAAGGCACTAAAGTTAATCAATCAGCTAAGAATGCTTGAGGATGCTCTGGTGATCTATCGTATCTCACGTGCACCTGAAAGAAGAATTTTCTACATTGATGTTGGTAATCTTCCAAAAGGAAAGGCTGAAGAATATGTCCAGGGTATCATGTCCAAGTATCGTAACAAGCTTGTATATGATGTGGAGACTGGTGAGGTCCGTGATGATCGTAAATCAATGACCATGCTTGAAGATTTCTGGCTACCAAGGCGAGAAGGTGGACGGGGCACAGAGATCACCACACTTGCTGGTGGAGAGAATCTTGGGCAGATCGATGATGTTATTTTCTTTCAACGAAAACTGTATAAGGCACTGAATGTCCCGATTGGTAGATTGGAGCAAGATAATGCATTCTCTCTGGGTCGTGCCACCGAGATCAACCGGGATGAGGTCAAATTTCAGAAGTTCATTGATAAACTGCGAAAGAAGTTCTCACACCTGTTATTTGATATGCTTCGAGTCCAGTTGCTTCTGAAGGGTGTCATGACCGATAAAGATTGGGAAGTGATTCGTGAAGATATTGCAATCGACTTCTTGGAAGACAACTATTTTGCTGAACTCAAGGAAATGGAGATTCTGCGGGAAAGAATTGATATGCTCAGTTCATTGGATGAGTATATCGGTAAGTATTTCTCCAATGAATGGATCAAGCGAAATATTCTTCATCTGGATGATGAAACCATCAAACAAATCAACAAAGAGATTGAAGATGAGAAGAAATCAGGGGAAATTTCGGGTGATGAAGATGAATTCGGTTTGCAGACTGGAGTATGACCTCAAAGTAATTAAAAGTATAAATAGATAATATGGAACAATTAAAAAAACTTTTTTCAAAGATTTCATCAGATGATAGTAAAGGGGCAAGCCAAATCTTTACAGCTATTATGAGTGAAAAGGTGACAAAGGCACTTGATGCTCGTAAAGTAGCAGTCGCCCAAAAGAGGTTCAATGAATCCACTGACCTTGAAGAAGGTAGCATGGATAAGATGTCTCTTCAGGATCTATGGATGGATTTTGCGGATGCTGATTTTCAGGTTGACCAAGGCTGGGGAAGCGGTGAGAGAAGTCCAAGATGGAATTCCAAGAAACAAGATGCCATCTATAACTATGTGAAGAAGAAATTCGGCAAGAATGTTGCTGATGATATGGCAGATTATGGTGCGACAGCAACATACGCTGATGAATATGCTGGTCCAGATGAGGCTCCAAAGGCTAGAAAGCACATGAAG